GAACATACTGCACCAAGCTCTATATCGTCAGACAGGCTTGTAGACTGTGCCGTGCTTGACGCTGAAAACACAGAATCACCCATTATGACAGCACCGCTCTTAACGTCCTCCAGCCATATCCGCCATGTACGGCAGCAGCTTTCTATTTTCTTTACAACATTTTCGTTATCGATAACAAGCAAATCGCCACTACCTTTCTATCAAGTCTACTGCAAGCATTTTGCACAGCTGTCTGTTTTCGTCCCAGCCCCATGTTTCATAGGTCGGTGTGCCTGCATAGACCGTATATGTACTTTCTTCAAAACATTCGTTGAGCAAAGTGACCTCGAAAAAAGCCACGCCCACATTTGATATATACTCATTTATCCGCTTTACTTCCGCTGGTTTAAGGTTTGCCCATGATATTGATATGGTCTTTTTTATGGCTCGTATATCGCCCACCATAAGGCAGGCTGAGGTACGTCCTGCGTTGTCAGACCATATTTTTTCGTTAGCGAATTTAACGCCGTCCTCTGTGGGGCAAGGCATATCCCTGCCGCCGAATTTAAGTCCTGTATATGCCATAGTTTCCCCCTCCTAAGCAATAATAGGCGACTTTCCGTTACACTTGATAAGGTCGTTAATGTTGTCGATAACTATTTGAGTTATCACCCTGCCGTTAAGAGTAACAGGTATCGTCACACTTACTTTCTGATTGCCATTTCCGCCTGCTCCGCCGTATGCCACAAGTGCCTGCATTACAGCCTGCGTGATAGTATCAAGCGGTGCTTCCACGTTCGTTCCTCGCTTTTGGTCTCCCAGAACAGCTAAAAACTCCGAGTTCGGAGGGATAACTGCGCCTTGTGCAAGCTTGGGTATCTCAGGTATATTAATACCAAAACTTGAACCTTGAATGCTGTCCGGAAGCCAGTCCCAGTCCGGCATATCGAAACTTATACTGTTAAGTCCGCCTATCATCCAGTTAAGACCGTCTATCACAGTATTTATTGCAGCCTTAAGACCGCTTGTCATACCGTCCCACACTCCGCCAAAGAACTCGCCGACAGCTTCAAACGGCTTCTTGACAGCATTCCATGCTGATGTAAATTTTGCGCTGAAAAAAGCTTTTACTGCTTTAAATACATCCTTTATGTCCTGCCACCTGTTTCTGAACCATTCGCCTATGCTTATGAACGGCTTTTTTATCGCACTCCAAGCAGTTGAAAACTTTTCACCGAACCACGTTCCGATGTCTGAGAAAGCACCTGTAATATCGTTATATTTTTCTGAGAAGAAATCTCCCACCGATGAAAATACACTCTTGATATCTTCCCACAGTCCCGAAAAGAACGAAGGGATCGTTTCGGTGAAAAACGAAGCGATCGTATCCCAGCCTATGTATACCGAATCCCAGAAATCACTCCATCCGGACTTGATAGTTTCCCAGCCAACACTCCAGCTGTCGGCAAAGTCTGTGAAAAAGGCAACTATCTTATCAAAAATCGGGAACAAAAATTCGTCTATTTTATCGCCGCCGATAGCATCTCGTATCATAGAGCCTATCTCCCAGCCTACGAAAAGTGCTGCAAGACCGGCAAAAAATTTTGTGGAGAATGAAGTACCTGCAGCCGCACCGGCTGCTCCTGCTTCCGCTGTTGTGGTCGCCGTTATTTTTGCCCAAGTAGTCTTGACGGTTGTTGCCATACCTGATAAAGATGTTGAAAACTCATCTACCATTTTTTTGAGCTTTACAGCTGCAACAACAGCAGCTATCGCACCGGCAAGATCCAGCAGCACATTGACCTCGTCTTCTGTAATGCTTTCTCCAAGCTTCTTTACATATTTGCCAAGTCCCTTTATTGCTTTTACAGCAGCGTCAGCCGCCCATTTTGCAATAGGCTCAAGGAACTCGTCCCACAGCTTTTCCTTTATGACAGGATAAGCTGTATTCCATGTTGCCGTCAGTCCGGCTATAACGTCCGCAAGCGTTTCAAGGAATGTCGGTATCAGATCTTCGATCGTCCAGCCCGCAAGCGGTAAAAGAACCTCGTCAAAGAAGTCCTCCAGACCTGCACCTATCGTATCGGCAAAAGGCTGTAAAGCAGTTTCAAGAGTGTCAAAAGAGCTAAACAGCGGTTCAAAATCCACTTTCGCCGACCAGTCGGAAATTTTCTTTGTAATGTTGCTGACGTGAGTAAGGATAGTGTCCCATATGTCAGCTGCGTGCTGAACAATATCCGTACCAATATTATCGGTAGTCCAGGTAGTCTTAAGGTTGTTAGCGATATTGCCGATCGTAGTGTTTATGTTTGTAAAGATATCAAGAATATGCCCGACAGTTTTCTCACCTGTGCCGTTAGTCCAGACTTTTGCGAATGAACTCCCGATAGCAGAGATAAGTCCGTATATGCTTGAAAACTTATATTGAATGCTGCCTGCTACCTTTGAGCCTTTTTTATTCCAAGCCTGTTTAAACGGATCGAAAATTGTGTTAAAAGATTTTTTTACACGCTTGAAAAAGTCGGTCAGAGTTTTATCTGCGGGAGAGGTATCTATATCCACCGCCGCAGATACCGTTGTGCCGTTCAGACTGCCGATAGCTGTTCCGATATCAGCAGCAGAAGCAGAGGAGCTGTTTTTGCTGTCCTCCAGCTTATTGATCTGATCGAAGCTTGCAAGGGAATTTTCCTGAGCTTCATCTGCTTTCTCTGCATTGTCAGCTATATCGCTGTAATTATCCGCTGCCTGTGAAGTGCTTTTCGCTATGTCCTGAGCATCGTCAGCGGCATTGTTAAGCTCAAAGCCGAATGCCTCCGACAGTGCCTGTGCCGCACTTTGCGCCAAGGCTATGAGCCTTGAAAGCACATCATTTATCGTTCTGACCGCAGGCAGCAGAACGTTCATCAGCACCGTACCGATGACCGAACCAAATTCTTTCCATTGCTCAGAAAGTATCCTCGTCTGGTTCGCCCAGCTGTCGGAGGTCTTTGCGAAGTCTCCCTGCGCAAGAGTGGTCTGTGACATAACGTAGTTGTATCTAAGCTGCACCTTTTCAGCCTGTGACATTTCTGAGGTGCTTTTGGATATGCCCTGAGATAAAGCGTAAGCCTGCAGATTGGTGTCGGTCATTACAATACCAAACTGTTTTAGTGTCTCCGTTTCGCCAGTGAAAATGGATTTCAAAGCGGTTGAAGCTACGTCCTGCTCAACATTGTAGAATGAAGCCATATCCGCAGAAAGTCCCGTAAGAGCCACAGCCATATCACTTGCGCTGTCCTGTGCAAGTCCCATTCCGCTTGCCATTGCCATAAAGGTCGAGCCTGTTCTTTTCGCCTCAAGCCTCGAAATGCCGAACTGCTGAATAGAGGTGTCGGCAAACTCTTCCATTTTGCTTGACATAGAACCGAAAGCCGTATCAACAACGTTCTGCACCTCTGCAAGGTCTGAAGCTGTTTCTACTGACTGCCTGCCGAAGTCTATCAGCTTTTTTACAGCAAATGCTCCTGCAGCAGCTGACGCAAGCTTCTTGAACTCCGTCCGCAGATTGCCGATCCTGCCTGAAATATTTTTTGTTCCCTTATCAAAACCGCCCGTATCTATCTTAGTGTCGAAATTAAGCCGTCCGTCCACCGCCATTTCGTTTTCCCTCCTTCCTTAAATTATCATAAAAAGATCAGCGCTCCTTCTTTGAAACGCTGATCCTTTTGTATATATGCCGCTTATCCTGCCGCAGTTTCGGAAGTTTGTGAGCTGTCCGATGAACTATCCGCCTTGAACTGCCGTGTGCTGAAATCGAATGTACCCTTGCGCCTTGTGCCTGCATTGGTGATAGTGAATGGTATCTGCACACCTGTTGTATCACCGCCGATAGAGTTCGGCGTTACATAGACCTGTTCCTGATATGCCCAGACTACTTCAAGCGTACCTTCTTCCGTTTCTTTGAACAGTACATCGACCTTAGTGGTCTTGCAGTATGTACCTGTCAGCCTCTCGTTGCCTATCTTCATCAAAGCTGCGCCAAGCACCTCTTCTGTACCGTCGCTGTTAAGTGCGTAATAGTACGGGTCAACGTCCGATGATACCTCATAGCCGTTGATCTTAACAGAGTTTTCACCGAGGATATTCCTGCTCGTTTCCACCTCCGGGTTAAGCTCTTCGTTGTACTCTTCAAGATCTGAGCCGAGCCTTACATAGTTTGTCTTTGCCGCCCAGCCTGCGATAGCAAGTGATGCAGCGTCGATGTAATGTGCTAAATATTTACGTTCTACTTTTTCCGGCATAGTTATCTTCTCCTTATTAATTATTAATGTTTTATCCTAAAAGTTTATTGATTCTGTCTATCTGCGCCTGTTCTTCCGGGGTGCGCCTGCGCCTGATATCAATTAGTTTCCTGTGTTCACGGTAAAACTCCTGCTCATGCTTTTCAAGATTCTTGTGCTTAGCCTTTTTCAGCCGTATATTTATGACCTGCGAAAAAAGCCCCTCACCGATCTCATAAAACAGTCCGAGAAATGCCCACCAGTGCAGATACGGCACAGATCTTGTTTCGTATCCTGCCACCTTATTGACCGCAGGAAATATCATTCCCTCGTCCTGCTCCCAGTCCATAGTTTTTATCTTGCTTTTGCTGTCATTTCCGCCGTACAGATCACCTCCGCCTACGAACCAGTAAGCCTTGTCCACAGCCTCCTGCATATGCTCTCTCGGTATATGAGCATAGTCCTCATACAAGCACTTGATGCAGACATAGCATTTTCCCTGATTTGTCAGCTCCGGATCGTTAAATGCGGCATAGATATTAAGCACCACTCTGAAATCTGTCCTTATGGGATAGAGCTTTCCGCCTATCTCCAGAGCGGTGGGAAGTGAGCCTATCATTTTATCAGCTCTCTCATCAGAGCGTTCTTCTGCTCCTGAGTAAGGGACGATACATCAAGGCTTGGCTGTGATGCCATTCCGATGTACTTAGGAGCTGCCGCCTGCTGGGAAACTATCGGCTTGGTGTATTTCTCCGTTTTATCCACCTGCTTCTGCTGAGCCTGTATCGCCGAACCAAAGTCATTTTTTATTATGGGGATAAAAGCGTTGAGAAAATTGATAAGTATCGGTTCGCCGTTTGAAGCCACAGATAAGCAGTTCTTGCTGCCGAATGCCTTGGTGCAAACGTCACAGTCGAAAGCCCTGTTTACAATGCCTCTTGCCCTGCTGTCCATCTCCACAAGAATATCCTCCGACGGTGTTTTGATATTTTCATATTCCTTCTGCGCCGCTTCGATCTCGGACATTGCTTTCTTGAACCTGTCCACAAATCCAAGATCCGATACGTCGATCCTTATTGTGTTGTTTTCGTCGCCGTTTATGGCATATTCCTTGTAAGTGCCAACTTCAAAGTTTATTGACTGCATGGTAATTCCTCCTAAATCAATGTTTTGTTAAACGTCAAATGCAGCTGTATCTGATATATACCCCTGTCTCCGTCCTCGTCAAGAGCCAACAGCATTCCATTATCAGCCGATATTTTTATAGGGTCGCAGCCATTATCAAGCTCAGGAAAATTACGGATCATATTCTGATTTTCTACCCAGAAGATGAGATTTTCCGTAAACTCTGAGGCATTGAGCCGTGAAATATCATCAGCCGTGTACTCTCTGCTCTGGAGCAGGGCATTGTACTGCCAAGTCTGATTGCCGAGTATATCTTCGCTGAGCTTGACAAGTCCCGATGTCTGTATGCTGTAATTGACAGGTTCAGAGTCTGTCTGATCGTAATGCAGATCCAATGCTGATATATCAGGATACTGCTGTACAAATTTTTTCATAGCCTCCAAGAGGCTTGTCCTATTTCGCCCCTGCAATGCGTTTCACTCCTTTAAGTATGCCCTGCAAATGATCGGGCTTCATACGCTCAAACCATAAGCGACCTCGCTTGCCGCCACGGTTAAGTCCCTGCTCGCCCATA